TTTCTAATTTTACTTGGTCATATCCTTGGCTAATCCATTTATCATAATCTTTTTTTGCATCTGAATATTTTTTATAGTAGTCATCAACACCACCTACCCAGACAATATATTTCCAATTCATTTTATTTCACCTAATCTAGTGCCATATCTTGTGCAATATAACCCGTTTGCAAATGTTTGGAAATCTCGTGCCAATTTACATCAAGAAGAAAAACAAGAGCATATGCCTCAACAAAAGTGCCCTCTTTATAGTTAAGCTCACCGGCAATTATTTCTTCGCAATATTCTTTGAGATGGTTAGGCTCAAACATTGGAGCTAAATGCTCCAATGATTCGTAATTGTCTATCAACTCAAGTTTAATACGCCAAGTGGCATAATTTGTCCACCCATTATAAGTGTTATCTTTTTCTTTGGCTAACATACTCTAAACCCTCCACACTCTTTCAAGAATACAACAAAATCTTTCACATTTTGTTTGCAAAAAGGATACCCCTCTGCCCTATCCTTTTTTTTACATATCTCATCATAGTGTTTATTATATGGAAAAGGATAATCCACCGGAGCAAGATTTTCGGTTGGTCTTAACTCCTCAACATTTGCTTTAAGTTTGTCCAACTCCTTTTGGACTTCTTTGTTGTTCTTCTCTGCCTCTTTTTGCATTTGGTTGTGCTCTTCTTCAATGGAATCAATTTTCCCATTAGAACAAAGCTTTTCCAAAGTTCTCGCAATTTTTAGAGCAGTTTCTTTTCCATAAGTGAAACCATCATTATAATGAAGTGCTCTTTCTTGGTCTTCTGTTAAAAATTTACATTCAGATGAAACAAGATATGCAAGTGGTCGCCACCACCACACATTATTACGAAAATAAACACCTTTGTTTTCTTTTTCAAATTTAGTGGTTGCTTTGCAAAAAGCATCTTTTTCTTTATCGGTTGCCGTTTCCCAATCAATAGCTCTTGGTTCTTGGCTTTTTAGTTTTGGCTCAATGCCGTAAATATCAAATCCCATTTTTAACTCCTTTGTTACGGTTGACATTTTTACACCCTTATATTATATAAATTTTTTTACCCAAAACAAACCCTTTTTTTATTTTTTTTAAAAAAACGACCGATTTTAAGAGCCATAGAACAAAACTTTTTAAACCCCTTGTATAATAAGACTTGGAAAAATTGTTCGAGAACTTCTTTTTTCACGAAAAAAAACCCGGTGCGCGCCGTGCAGCTTCTAACTACTAAATCTAAAAAAAAAACAAAAACAAAAACGGGAACGGGAACGGGAATAGGTTGACAGCGCTACTTAAAACAAGGAAATGATCCAGCACGCAAAGATCACCGCTGAAAGTTGGAATAAGCGTGGAAAAAGCAGGGATATAATAAGTATAATTGAAATAAAATACACCATCCTGCGTTTATACCTGGATCAATCAACGCTGTCAACCTGTTTTTAATCAAGGGACCAAAACCCCCGTGTTTCCTGGACTTCGGTTCAAAGTTTGGGAGATACACAGGTAATGTACTGGAAGCAGCGCGCGCTGGGTAAACTTTAGGATTAGAAAAAGCCCAGAAAACTGGGCTTTTGAACGGGAAATGACTTGACATACCCGGCGTCGCGCGCCTGGCCGGGCAGCATAGGACTAAAAAACCCCAGAAAACTGCACCTTTCAAACGGGAAACGGGAACTCACGAAGCTGCGCCCCGCGGGGGGACAGACTAAATACGTAAGTCCTTTGAATCAAGGACTTGAAACGGGAAACGGGAACCGAACTCCAGAGCAGCGCGCGCCCTGGCCTCCTGGATCAGCTTAATTAAACCAGATTCAGTATCAAGGAAACGGGAAACGGGAAACGGGAACCCCGGCTCACGGATCTCGAGAAGTTCAAAGGCTTCATGCTTCAGGGACCTATTCAAGATAAAGCTATGACCACCACATTTATGTCTTTTCAAGTGCCAGTTAATCTGATACTTAGAAAGTCCATAATTCTTAGCATCATTTGCCTTCAATTCTATCCAAAATTCTAAACCATTTATACAAGCGTTAACATCAGGTATTCCGTTGATTGTATTACTTTCGATTCTAACAAGATGCCAATCTTTTTGTTTCTTCTGAATCAAGTTAAGTCGTTTCCAAATTAAAGACTCTTTTGTCATTTTTTTCCTGGAGTTACATCAATTATATTTATATTCTCACCAATCTTATTTTCTAATTCCTCAAGCCTTTTTTCTAGTTGGTCTCTATTCATTCCTTCTAAGGTGTTGTGTGTAATTTCTTTTTTATCAACAAATTGTCCTGCTAATTGACCCGACCTAAATTCTGCATTTATAGCACCTGTGTATTGCCCTTTTGCTTCCGCCCCATCTCTTAAGCGTTCAAATGTTTTATATCTTCTTAACTTGTCCTTTTCATATTTTTCTTTTTCTACTTGAAGTTCCATTTCCAAATACCTGCATACATGAGGATTCAATTCGGGATTTGTTAACCTACTAGCTAACACCATAGCTGCATTTTTATTATCGGATTTATAGCCAGCTTTAATTAAAGCGTCTACTTTTGATATCTTGCCCCAGTCTTTAACTAAAGCTTGAACAAAAGCTTTTTGTTTATCTGTTAAATCTTTTACAGTTCGTAATTGTTTACTCTTCTGAGGCATCGTCTTTATTGTAACATTCTTTATCTTTATCGTAAGTATAACTTACAGATGTAGAGTTACCTCTCCAGGTTGGAGTTAATTGCCAAGTTGGATCTGAATCTGAATACAAATTAGGACAATAACCACCGTAAGTAAAACCCATCTTCTTTTTATTCTTTTTTTTCATAAAAACAGTATATAGCATTTACTTAGAAAAAAAAACAATATAAAAAAATTGCAGCTCCCGGTCCATAAGAACTAAGGTATATTCCTAGTTTTTGGGAAAAATTCCTAGTTTTTTCCTAAAACTTTTTTGCTGTAATACCTAGTTTTCTCCTATTTTTTCCATTTTCCTAAAATATTTGCTTATTCTGCTAACTTTTTTAAAAAAAAAGTTGTAAGGAAGTGCATTATAGGTTTTGGGAAAATATTATTTAACACTTGCCTTTAAAAACACATTTTGTTATATACTACTACAGGTGGTATATTTAGGTTGATATTTAGACATTTTTACACCATATCTTGTATTCCCTTTTATAATATGCCACCTTCTTTAAATGGAACTCATTAAAATTTTGGAATTGGTATGCGCTCTTGGAGCAGTTGTTAGTATATATGTTTATGGCAACAAAGCCTGGTACGCACCCTTAATTGGTTTGTTTTGTCAAATCTTTTGGGTATCTTGGTCTATTTTAGGTGAATTTCACTCAATGTTTATTCTTAGTGGAGCAATGATATTGACACATATAAGAAATTTAAGAACTATGGGAACTATACAAAAGCTGAAACAAAAATTGTACTCACAAAATCAATAGGTGTCGTATTTATTTTAGCGCGCATTAAGTCTACTTGTTTTCTAAATTTTTTCTTTTCTGTAGGCTGTTCGCTGGCAAGCATTTTTTGATAAAGCTTATCGTAAGAAAACCACATAACCTGCCTAGATGTAAATCTAATATTTTTTTTAAACAAAGCCCCTCTATATGTTTCGTTTATGTCGTCAGGTTCAACAGAAGCCCAATAACAAACTGTTTCAAAATCCTCACCTTTATCTAAAACCCAGTTATGTGCCCTTATTTTTTGTAAGCTGGTTTTCCGATCACTGCCCGTATTCATACAATCTTCAAGTGCGTTTAAAACAACGGCGCGCCACAATCTTTGTTCAGGTTCCAGATTTTCACTACTAGAAAAGATCCTAGTAAACTTCATACCCATTACTCTAAATAAAAACGGCGAAGATCCCATATTAATGCCCGTATTTTTGTACAAGCTCTTGGAACACACCCTTGTAGCGTTTTGCCATGCTTTTTAAAGCTTCGTCTTTAGTGTCTCTAGCGTGTTTTAAAAAAACAAGGTACTCGGTATGAATACCTTCTATAAATAACATTCTTTCCACACCATCCATTTTTGAAGGATGTCTAATACTTACATCTAGTTCTTCATCTTCATTAACGCCAAAAGCGGTTTTCCAATTAAAGTCTTTTTTTAAGGCCATCATTTATAGTAATTAATCTTTTTTAAATTTACTACCCTTAATCACTTTAAAACGCTCTCTTTGCTTCTTTTTAAGAGTTTTTTGGGCGCCTTTAATGTCTCTTAACATACCAAGTACATCAATATCATCATAACCGCAAGTATCCCCCATATATAAGCTATACATTGTATTAGTAATTTGTTTATATTCCTCATGAGTCAATTTGGCAGCAAGAATCTCAAACTGCTCAAACATTTGTTCTGATATCTTTACTGTCATAATATCCTTTCTAAATTAAGGTTTACCCTGGCCCCTGGCCCGTGATTCTTGGTACTTGATATTTTTGCTCTTGTACGTTGGTAGCTGACTATCGCAATTCGGACATACAAATCTGAGATTCGAGAGCCTATTATCTGTTTTTACACCATTTATATGGTCAAGTACAAGTGATAATTTTTTTTCTTTCCACGAATCAGGCAACCCACATACTCGGCAGCTATAAAGTAAAAGATTTTCTTTAATGATTCTTTTTTTAAGATGGCTATAATTCTTATATTTTGAGTCTTTAACGAACAGTTTTTCGTTAGGTATTCGTGTATATTTATTAGCCATTAAAGGAACAAGGTATTATCTTATATCCCCAACGTGTCCCGAACCTTGGCACACGGAACAAACAACCGTATTGTCAACGCTTCTTGGTAAAGGTGTATCTATTTTAACATAACCGTTTCCTTTACATTCTGCGCAGATATTATATTGTTTAGTAGCGTTGTGTGTATACATAAGCATTAATCTTTCTCCTTTGTCGTGCAGCGTTGTTTATATTTAACATAACCAAATACATTTAAAGATGGGTTCTTAGGGTCTGTTTTCTGCCAGCCCTCATCAACCCACTGACAAGTCATCTGTCTTTCATTATTTTTTTTCTGTACAAAAAAATCGGCATTATTCCAAGTATATATATTTATAAATATTCCTACTATTAAAGTTTCCATCTTTACTCCCAATCATCAAGTTGATATTTTTTCACCCAGTCTATCGCATTATTACATTTTATAGCTTTAATTTTACGAGAAGGGTGTTTTTTCTCATATTTTTCAATCAGCTCTTGTGCATATTTACCGCAGTCTAGTGAAAAATCGTTTGGATAGTGCTTCATATGCAACTCCCCATTAACCTCAAACCATACAGTTAAAATAAGAAACTCAAACATTATATATCTCTTGGTATAACACAAGGTGCTTTAATCTGAGGCTTAGGAACTGGGTCAGGAGTATTTATATTTCTCTTAAACTCTTGACGAGCTAAATGGTGTTTCCAACCAATACATATATATCCAGTAGGACCTATCTTTGTTCTATCTAAATTTCTTTTCTTAAATTCCTCATTAGCTATCTTTTCAGCGTTTTCACAGTTAGGTAGCTCTGCTACAAATTCTTCAACTTCGCCAGCTGGCGAAGGAAAAACTAAATATAAAGCAAAAATTAACTCTTTCATTTAAACAGCCTTACAAAAAACATACATATTATCTTCCCAATGTTGACATCGCTGTACATGTTCAGCTTTCATCTTATAGCCACCATATTCAAATTCTGTACCTTGAACTATTCCCATATATTGTGGAATAGACACATGTATTCCTTTATTATAATCATCGTGCGCTAAAGAATCGTCCCTGTATCCTGTGGCGTATTGTCTTGGTTCATTAGAATAGCGACTAACGTCCCCTTCTTTATAAACAAGAAATTCTGCCCATCTAGGATCAGAATGTTTTTCTTTTTCAGGTAAATTCAGTTTTGTTTTAAAACTCATTTAAACTTCCCCGTTAAGAAGTTTTTGTCTATACTTCTCCGCAGATGTCTTTTCTTTTTTAGCTTGAAATTCTATATACTCGTGTAGCAATTTTTCTACAAAAGAACCTGGAGTTCTAAATTTTCTTTTACATAACCCTCTTAATAAATTATAGTTCTCTGTTCGAACTGCGACACTTTTCCATTTAATCTTATCCATAGTTATCCTTTCTAATCGTGGCAAAAGCAAGTATCGGTTGCTTGATCGAACTCAAAGAGCTCGAGTTGGTTTTGAGTGTTTTCTAATAATTTTTTGTAGCTAGGCCTATCTTTTCTAAAATAAGCAGCTCTGTCGTTACCTGTTCCCATTTTCTTTGATTCTTGTTTAATCCACCAGTCCGCTAATTTTGGATCAGATTTCATTATGTTTTTTATGGTGTTAGCACCTTTTAAGAAACACAGATCACAATTACCCTGGGGCGTTTTACCACCAATGTTTGGTAATTCTAAGTCAAAAGTGTTATTCGTCCAGTACTTAAATACGTCTTGAACCGTGAGCCGTGCGTCGTATAAAGGAGCTTCTGTATCCCATCGCTCTTTCTTCTGTCTATTATGTATCCTAGCCACTCGATGTGGTTCGTCGTATCTTAGACCTACATAATTATTCCAATACTCAAACCCTTTATAAAACATACAATACGCACGCATCGCTTTTATCTTTAAATAACTTGTGCAGTATCGTGTTACTGGGTTTGGTAAAAATCTTTTACTATCAATTAATCTTTCGTAGGGCTCCCCGTCCCTAGCTGCGGAGTTGTGATTAACAACATCAATCTTATGTTCTTTTCTTTCGTCCCATTCAATCCATATTATAGGTACATTCCAATTATCCGAACAAGCTTGTACAAAATCTAAAGTCTGAGGCATCTCTCTGCCTGTATTGGCAAAAACAACAGGTAAGTCATCAGGAAGTTTATTATCGTAAGCATCTAAAATCCTACGAAGCATATACCCCGATGTTCTACCACCGGAAAAACTGATGACACCTGGTGTCTCAAGTCTAAAGATTTTATCTTTATCGGTCATTAAATGTTTCCTCTAATTCTTTTCTAGATTTTATCTCGTCACCAACCATTTTTTGAGCAAAATAAGTATCAAAACCAAGTTCTTTTATTTTAGCCTCGTGCCCACTACGGTCGTCATAACCATAGTAATCCTTTTTAGGAATGTTGTACAGAATAGTATCTAATTCTTCGGATATTTTTCTTAAATACTGTGATCTACATCTAAAATTCATACTACAACCGGTTTGATTTATAGTTTTTTGCAACATCTTTAGAAACATTACTTAAATCCACAGGCTCGTGAAAATTTTGCTCCATATATATTTCAGCCAGCTCACCCTTTGTAATTTCTAAGATTTTACAAACTTGGTCTATTGCAATACAAAGGTTTTTAAATCCCGTATCTTCTTCGCTCCATTGACCTGCTAATATAGCATTGTCATAAGAACGGAACTTTTCCATTAATTTATTTAATATATAATATTTATTATTCATCTTTCATTTCTCCTTGTTAAAGGGCTACCAGGGGTTTCTGTGACAAAGGAAGGTTAGGCAGCCCTTATTATTGTATTATTATATAAATATCCTATGTATGTCAAGCATTATTGACAATATATACAAGAATAATATAATTATATTGTAAGGAGTAAAAACAATGCATTTACTTGAAGAGAAAATAGCTTTAGAGCAACTTTGGAACAAGAAGTTTATCGAAAATGGATCTTACACTCCCGAGATGGTTCCGATAACTTCACAAATAAAACAAGTTACTCAAAAGTTAATAGAAGCAAAAGCTTAGGTAGCTTCCCCGAAGTCTTTACCTAAAGCCTGGTCGACAACACTTGGAACTAGTAGTTCCACGCAGCTTTCCATCTCGCTCTTTATTTCTTCTGAATCTTTTTCACAATTTATATTAAAGCATAACTCATCATGTATTTGAAGAATAGGAATATGTCCTTTTTGAGAGCAAGCTACAACTGCTCGCTTCGTTTGATCTGCGGCGGATCCCTGAATTAATCTATTAAGAGCTTTATATGTAAAAGCTCTTTTAATATTGCCAGCGCCGTATTTAGCAGAAGCGTTTTCAAAAGTTTCCGGTGTGTGTATACCAAAATCTTTAGTTTCCCACATTTCAAAACGACACTTTCTTCCTAACTTAGTTCTAATAACACCTTCGCCATTAGCTTTTTGCATACATCTATCAGATAATAATTTAACAAAAGGGGCTTTATTATTATATTTGTTAATTAAATTTTGAGCTTCATCAAAAGAAACACCTAACATATTAGCTAGTTTATTTTTACCCATACCATACATCAAACCAAGCCCTATGGTTTTAGCTTGTTTCCTGTCAATGCCGACAAGATCGGCAACAGTTTGGTGAAAATCAGCGTCTTCGTTTTTATATGCCTCTACAAGCTCATGAGAGCCTTCATAACCATCACCAATACTAGCAGCATAATGAACTACTAATCTTGGTTCTTGTTGTGAGTAGTCAAAACTACCCCATTTACAACCTTCTTCTGGTAAGAATAAACCTCTTATCAATGGACCAAATTCTTTATTTCTAGCCGGGAGCTGTTGTAAATTAGGATTTGACATAGACAACCTTCCACTAACTGTTCCACCAGAGTCGGATCTTAATTGGTTTATTTCACCATGTATCCTACCTTTATGCTCATACTTCATAATAGAATTTAAAAAAGTATTATGAAATTTATTTATTTCCCTGGCCTGGACAATTAACTTTGATATCTCGTTGGGATTATTAGTTAACCAGTTTTGTGTAAAACTAGGCTCTCCTGATTTAGGTGTCTTCGGATACTCAATACCCAATTTATCAAAAGCAAAACCAATTTGTCTCGCATTCCAAATATCTATATCCTTACCAACAAGTTTGGACATATTTTTTAAAATAATTTTTTCCCTTATTATAAAATCTTTTTTTAACTCTTCTGCTTTTTCTCTATTAACCCTGATACCTCTTTGTCGCATCTTAATTAATATAGGCAATAAATCTTTTTCCAAATTCCAAATCGTTTCAAGATTCTGTTTATGTATTTCGTGCTTAAAGCGCTGCCATAATAGGTACGTGAGCCGTGCATCTTGTTCCGCATAATATCCCACATGCTCAGCTGGCAACATCCACATTTCTTGTTTTGGATCTACTCCGTGAGCCTTAGCTGCTTCTCTTAGATCCGTTTCTGCTTTTAACTCACCTAAATAATCTTTAGCCAGCGCGTTTAGTTTATAAGTATATCTATTCTCATCAATCAACGCTCCTGCTATCATTGTATCTATAATATCTCCTTTTACCTCGATACCATAGGCCTGCAACCACCCCACATCATATTGAGCATTGTGAAATATCTTAGTACAAGGCAGTGCACAAACATCATTCATATATTTAAGAACCTGCTCTTTTATTAAATTACCACCACCAAAATGACCAAAAGGAAAATAACCTTGCCAACCTTCAGTAGCTACTGCAAATCCTATTATTTCCCCTTTTTTCAAAGCCCATCCAGCTCCTAAACCTTCGTTGATACCTTCATCTCTAGTTTCAAGGTCAATAGCTATTTCCGTTGCTTCAGAAAGATCCTTATAGTCATTAGGTGCTGACCATATGTGTTTTTTAAAATTAAAGTTAAGTTGTAAACTTGTCATATTCTACTTTCGTTATGGCTTTACCCAGTTGATAAATTATTTGAGGGACTACTGCATTTCCTAGTGATTTTAGTCTATTCACTCTATCTTTGTCCAGTCCGTGTCGAACCCCATCAGGAATTCTACAAATTGAGGATTGAGTTTGCCACCAAGTTCTTCTTGAGCCAACATTACCCTTCCCACTAACCTTCCTTTCTTGCTTATCTTTTCGTAATTCGTATTCTCGCCTGTGTCCTTGTGATCCCTTGCTGTTGGAGTTGGATACATCTTCGGTTCTTCCACCACATCCCTTAATTTCACTCCCCACTTTACTCCCTTCTTGTTCTCCCTGTAAAATCTCCCGTTCTTCTTCTGCACATCCTTGCATCGTCCCCCTTCTGTGTCGGACACGGTTGGGGTGGGCAGCAAGTATGAAGCATCGGTTTCTTTTGTGCCACGCGCCGACGCCACTAGCTGGAATAAGGAAACATTGGACTTGGAAACCTTCGCTTTCCAGGTCGTCTTGCACCTGTCGGAGAACCAAGCCGTTTTCGATGTTAACAATTCCTTGCACATTCTCTGCAATAACGTATTTTGGCTTGACTTCGGTAATAATTCTAAACATTTCTGGCCAGAGGTAACGATCGTCTTTTCGTCCTCTTCTTGCACCTGCTTGCGAAAAACTTTGGCATGGGAACCCTCCCACAACAACATCTGTCTTGAGTCGGTATATTTCTTCATCTCTTACATCTCCAAAAATAGGGACACCTGGAAAATTCTTTTTTAAAACTTTTTGACAAAATTCATCCTTTTCTACAAAAGCGGTTGTTTCAAACTTACCCGCAGCGTGAAGACCTGCACTAAAGCCTCCTATGCCTGAGAATAAATCCAATACACTAAGAGCCCCCATAATCCCTTTCTATTATCATATCTATATAATGTTTAGCTTTTTCTAAATCCTCTTTACCCCCTTTACCTTGATGCCTACACACATATTTTATTACATTACCCTCAGCAAAAAGAATTTTATTTTTATTAATAAACTTAGAAGGCTGTATATTAAACTCTCTGTAGTATTGACCACCTTTATCCCAAATATTTTTAGTCATAGTATTCTTCCTTTATTTCTCTTAACAAATCTAAATAAGATAAATTATTCTTATCTTCTTCAAATTCAATAGTTAACACATATCTATCCCCATCATAATTTAAAACCATATGGTCTTTTTGATTATTTAATAAAAACCTAGCCCCAGGGTAATAACGCAACTCTATTAAAGAATGATTAATATCAGGTGTTTCTCTAAAAAAAGTAAAAGAGGTGTTAGGTGTTTGAATTAATGTGTTTATACATACTCCTCTAACTGAATCTCTATGCCAGTTATACATGTTCCTACTTTCCATTTTTAAGATACCCGCCTTAAAAGGATGTTTGTTATATAACCATTTGTAAAACTTATCTTTTGTTAAGATCCTACGATCAACTTTACAAGCTGTAAAATTAAAATATTTTACCCACTCTGTCTTAGGATTCCACATTATTCTATATAGTTCTGGTTCGTGGTAAGGGGTTATCTCTAGGTCTTCAAAATAAGGGGTCATTTGCTCTCCTGTAAATACACCAGATAGTCTAAACCTATTGGATAATTATACTTATAATCTGTTGATAAAATATGTAAAGTGTTTTTTGCTCTTGTCACTCCAGTGTAATATACTCTTTTTTCATCTGCTTTCTCTTTTACACTTTTTCCCCTAAAATCAGCAGGCCAATTTGCTTTAGAATAAATTAAAACATTATCAGCCTCACCACCCTTTACAGAATGAATAGTATCAATAATTATTTGAGGATCTTGGTTTAATTGTTTCTGACCATATCGCTTAAGTAGTCTTATAAAATAAGTCACCTGCTCTGGCTTAAAATTTCTTCTTAATATATCCCACCAATGTGCATCCTTTTGTGTTTCATCTAAATCAAGACCGCACCATTCTATTAGACCTTTAAAATTGTATTCCTGATAATCAGGCAGCTTTAACCAAAAAGAAGATCTTCTGTAAGTTAAATCTTTTAGCTCCCTTATATATTGAAACATATTTTCAGCCTCGGACTTATTTATTTTTTTACCCTTAGAAACCTTAGTCCATGTTTTAATGGCTTGCCATTGCTTATTATCAAAAGACTTGTTTCCCTTATTGTCGCCATAATAAAGACCAGCGTCTTTAGCGCACATTCTCAGTTCGTTAACGGTTGAGTTAACTCTACCAAGAATGTACCAAGTGCCCGGTGTTTCACCTACAGGTATTTCATTAAAATTCAAATAACGCTTAACATACCCTTTTTTATTCTGAGCTTCGTAACTTTTATCTACACTATCTAGAATACCTCTTCTTATTATTTGTGAAAAATGATGAATAGCTTCCCCAAATCTTCTTGTCTTTCTTAATATAACTCTACGCCCTGGAAAATAAGTTGTAAAATATTTTGGATCCGCTCCATTCCATTTATATATACCTTGGTCATCATCGCCAGCTAAATATATTCTTTTAACCTTATCAACCATCTTATAAATCACAGACCATTGTAAAGGTGTAAAGTCCTGAGCCTCATCTAATATAAGAACCTCAAGTGGAGGAAAGTCAACTTCGTCTATAGCTCTCTCTATCATGTCTGTAAAATCAATAAAAGAATCCTTTTTGTAAGCTTCATAAGTGCTTATTTTTCTTAAAAAAATATCTAAACTGTCCTTCTTATAACTTTCTTTTTTGTAAACAATTCTAGGATCAGTTAACATATTTCTAGATTTATCGTATATACCTAAAGACCAATCTTTATATTGAAAATTATCATCAGCAAGTCTGCCGTCAGAACCTTTTATTATTTTAGCTTGTAAAGCATAATCTAACATACAGTTTTTTGGATCAAAAACCTCTTCTTCAAAATATCTTCTACAATATTTATGTAATGTTTTAAATCTTTGAAAATCATCTTCTGTATATTGTGTAAAAGCTGCAAGAGCCCTATCTCGAGCGGTATCAACAGCTTTGTTAGTAAAAGATATAAAAGCCATATCTTTAGGATGAATTCCTTTTTTAAGGTATCCTTTAAGCACTCTTTCAATTAAGGTATGTGTCTTTCCTGTACCCGGAGGACCAAATATCTTAATCGTTTTCTTGTGTATCGTCCGATGCTTTTGGAGTTCTAAATTTTGTTGCATGGTGTTTGTCATCCATCTCGCTTCCTGTATCTTTAATTTTTGCTTTAATCATT